AAGCATGTCAAACTGCTGGCGCTCAATGGCGCGGGTAGACTTGCCGGCGGCGTCGGGGCCCTCGAAGATGGCAATTGTGGCTTTATGCACTGGGAGCTCCCGTGTAAATGATGGTCATCTGCTCGGCGCAGTAGAACGCACGTACACCCTCGGGGCCATCAGCGTCCATCTCTTCGCAGGCCACACCATCGTCGTCCAGTGCGCGCTTGCAGCCTGGGCACTTGGTAGTGACTCCATCGTAGCCGGCTTCTTGACGTGCGATGTTTTTGGCGCGCTTGCGGTTGTAGCCGGCATAGATGCTGTCGGCGTCCATGCCCAGTACGAGGGCAAGGTTCATGAAGAAGTGGAAGGCGTCAATCAACTCGGAGCGCGCCGCGGTGAGGTTGACGTGCTCGCTCTTGGCCCACGGCTTCCAGCTAGTTTCACCGAGAAGCTCGTGAAGCTCGTCTGTGAGCGCGAGGACATTCCAGGTGATGAACTCTACGGCGCCGGCAGTGTTGTCGGGTAGGAGCTCGGTGGGGCTGTGGCCGTAGGTCTCGCGCTGAAGGATTTCTTGCGAGGCAAGCATCTCAGTAAGGAGGTCGATTTCTGGAGTGTCTGTCATGTTTATATCCTACCGTGTGTTTGGGTGGTCTTGGGCCACTCCCGGCAAAGTCCCTGCAAGAAGTGGCCCCGTTGGGGTTGCTGACTGTGTAAAATAATAATATGCGCAAAGAGATGAAGAAGCTAATTATCCGGCTCGAGCTGCAAGGCTTCGAGGTCAGTATCCGAAAAACTGGTCACGTGATTATTTTCAAGGCTGGCGCCAAGGTCACTACGATCGCGGGTACCCCAAGTGACCACAGGAGCTGGGCAAATTCGCTCGGCTACCTGAAGCGCGCGGGATTCAGAGTCTAGGCGCGGTAGGCGCGGGTCTCCGCCCAAGTCACGAAGGCTTGGAGAGTCATGACTTCAGGTGCCGGCTGCTGGCCAGTAGGCGCGATGACGCGTACGCTGACCAGCCGGTTATTATCAAGTGGGTCGGTGCCGACAAGCTCACGGACCACACGGACTTCGGTGTTGTCTTGACCAGCGCGCACTTTTAGCCAGGAGAACTGTGCGCGTGAGAGCCCTTCGCCGGCGTTTTTGAATTCGACCAGCGTAAGGCGGTGGCGGGTGTCCATGATTTCCATATCACCGTCACCACGGTAGACCAGGCCGCGCCCGCGGTCAGTGGGCCACCAGGAGTTGAAGTCGCTCAGGCCTGTGCCTGTCCATGGCTTGCTCATTCGGCTACCGGTGCTTTCGGTTCGCGGCTGCTGGCACGGACGGCGCGGCGCTGGCGGTTACCGCCAATGCGATTGCCGATCACGCGCTTGCTGTGGTCGCGGGTCCAGTCGGTGACTGCCCGCAGATGGATGAAGAGGTTGAGCTCTTCGAGGCCGGCTTCAACCGGGATGAGCTCCCAGCCCTCAGGGCGCACATGGAGGACAAGTGCAAAGTCGCCCGGGCGGTTCCGGGCAGTCGTGCCGTCCGGTCGGAGCAGGTATTCAGCGTGACGGTAGGCCGCGAGCTGCAGCCCGACTTCGGGGTGGACCCCGGAACGGGTGGTCTTGTTGTCTTGCCACGCGATGCCCTTGAGTTCGGTCTCAACGTCCGCGACCTTGAAGACGATGTCGGGCTTGTTGTAGCGGACCACGGCGTCAAAGGTGCCGGCATAGTCGTGCTCTTCAGACCAGATGCCTTCTTCGAGCAGAATGAATTCTGGCTGCATGACGTCCAGGTAGTCTTTGAAGTGGTCGACGAACGGCTGGAGCTCGGCGTCGACTTTGCCCAGGGTATTGCCGAGGGCAAGCTCTTCGAAGTAGCCGTGGGCAATGTGACCTACGTGGGCGGCGTGTGCCGTGAAACGGTTGGGGGCTTTTTTCAGCCAGTCAACGGCTGCTTCAGGATCGACGTCCAGGAGTCGGCCGACTTGTTCGTGCTTGGCTACGGCTTCCTGGGCTACGAGTTTTTGGCCCCATGCCTTGAGGAACGGCTTGGGCAGGTTATCGATGGTGCTGGTCACGCCGGGAATGAACTCGTTGGTATCCGGGTGGATATAGAGTCGGTGGTCATCGCGGGTGATGAACTTGATGGCTTTTGGCCGGGGGGTTGGATTGGTCACAGTGACTTTCGGTACGGGTGCTGCGCGCCATGCTGGCGCTTGAAGACTGTGGAGGCGCCTGGGATTAGCAGGCGCCCCGGTAGATCAGTGGTTGCGCGTGAAGCCGGCGGACGAGGTACGTCCCTGCCTGACGCGGTCAGCCATTGTATCAATTACAGTGCGGTCGGTGGCCGGCGCAGCTTCCACGCGGCGGGCGGCGCGCTCGAAGTCCGCAAGGGCAGGGATCGGGTCTTTCCAGATGTCTTCCGGAACTGCCGAACCACCGGCGGCCCACTTGACTTCGGGTGCCAAACGAAAAACTGCGCGCAAGGCCAGCTCGTGGGTGTCAAGCGCATCGGACAAGGTGGTGTACTCGGCCTCGTGCCGCTCGCGGCCAGCAAAGAAGGCCATCGTGAAGCCCACCCCGATGAGGCTGGTGAAGAAGAAGACCAGCGAGAGGACGGTGTAGTCGATGTTGTCGTAGCCAATCACTTCTGCGCCTCGGCTTCCTGCGCGGCGATGTAGCGCTTGAGATACCAGATGGCCTTCTTGAGGTCCTGGAGTTCGGTGTTGTTGTCCTTCTTGCCGGCGCGGAGGATGTACTTGCCGGCGTTGAAGAGGCGCCCGTCACGGGTAAGCCCGAAGGCTTCGAGGACGTCGATCGCTTCGAGCCCACCCTGCTTGTAGTGAGACGGGTGGTTCACGGGGTCAATGACCGGGTCTGCCACAGTGACACGGGCCACGAGGGCGAGGTTGCGCGGGTCGTGCGACATGTCGTACTCGTCGATCGGCCAACCACGAGACCAGCTGGGGCCATCGTCTTCGAGGCGCTTGATCTGGAAGTTCTGGTTGCCTACCGGATACCCCGTAGACGGTACAGTGCGACGTACGACATCGCCAGGTGTGAAGATGGTAGTCATGAGTGATCCTTAGTTTTTGTTGGGATTGGGGAGTACGCTGGGGTTACGCTCGAGGAGACGCATGTAGTTGTTGGCCGCTTTGAGGGCACGCTGCCACTCGTGGCCTTTGTCCTGCCACGTCTGCAGTGTGCGCAGGAACGCGTCACGCCACGTGTCTTCGTTGGCGAAGAGCTCGTCTGTGAGAAAGCGGACGTGGGTGTTGAGGCGCTTGGAAGCGGTCGAGTAGTTACCCAGTCCATCGTGCCGCTGGGCAGCCCACCATTCAAGCGGGGCGTTGAAGCCTGCGCGCTTGAGGATGTGCCCAATGATGTCTTCGGGAACGGCACCGCGGGCACTGTCAGAATAATACACAGGCGGGGAGGTGCGGGCGGGGTACTCCGCGACGATTTCAGTCGCGAGACGAATTGCTTCGTCGAGAGTCAGTAATACGCGGTAATCCGTAGTGGTTGTCATGGTCTAATCTTATCATGTAGTTGGAGACTAGAGGGACGCAATGAGCTTGGGGTCAAGCGGGAGAATCAGGATGCGATCAGCGTGCGCGTTGAGGAACGTGAGCTGGTGCCCGCCGTACCGGACGTGCTCGAGAGCAATGCGGATGACGACTAACTGCATCAGGTTCTCGGGATCGTAGGCCAGGCGCTCGGAGCTGTCGGGCGGTGCCTGTGCTGCGCGCAAGCAACCTTTGTTGTGGGCGTTGAGGCTGTGGAGCTCGTACTCGCGGAACCATGCGCGGAGCTGGGCCATGGACTCGAAGCCAAAGTGCTCGTCGTAGCTGGTGGGTCGACCTAAACCATCCAGCGACGGTGACGGCTGGTGGGCAAGTGTGGGCCAGAGGTGCTGGTACTGGACGTGGTAGGCGCCCTTGTGGCGCGCATCTTCGATGCGGTAGATCAGGGTGTAGGTGGTGGAGTTCATATTATTATTGTAGTAGATGGGGATACTAAAAAGAGCCCCCTCTTCATGAGGGTTTAGGTCAGAAGAGGGGGGCTTTGCTGCAGGTGTTGTACCAAGGGCAGTTAGGGCAGTTTAGGGGGCCATTTTGCTTTATCTTCTATAGATTATTATTTCCTAAGAAGCGCATATAGAATTACCCCCCGAAACTGCCCTAACTACCCTGAAACTACCCTTTGGCACCAGCGGAGCTACTCCGCGAGATGCTTTGCCGCAATGTCGGCGGGGGAAGTGTCCTTGCCGCGGAACGCCACGGAGGTCAGCAGCGACACCAGGGCCGCGAGACCGGAGACAGATGCGACTTGCACGAAGTCGATTGTGAGTAGGCCAGCCGCGTTCGCAGACAGCGTGGCGACTGCCGCCTGGGCGAAAGTGGAGACAGCGCGGTCGGCGGTGTCGGCCCAGAACTGAACGGATGCGTACTTGGATGTGGCCATGATATTACTCCTTGGGGTGGTCGGGAGCGGGCCCCTCGAAGGGGAGCGCCCACTTAGGTTCGATGCCGGCGGCGATGAGCTGGAGGCGCAGACGCGCGGCAGTCTCCTGCCAGCGGATGCGTACCAGGCGTTCCGCGTCTGCTCGGCGCTCAGCGTTGTCAGCGTCTTTCACGGCGCGATCGCGCTGTTGGATAATGTCGTTGCGGCGTTGGTCCTCGCGACCAGCGATGCCCCGACGGGCCATGACAATGCCGTTTATGGTGCTTGTCACGATCCCGCCGAGGCCCGCGGAGCCGAGGATGGCCACGGTGAGAGCGACCCAGTTCAGGTCCATGCGGCCTCCTTGAGGTTAGACTGTGGAGGCCGGCGTGCGACGTGCGAAAAGGGAGCTGACTGGGTGGGCTTTGTCGAGAGGTTCGGATGCGAAGATTTGCAGCTCCATCCAGCGGCGGACCATGAAGGCGCCGGCTACAATGGCCAGGGTAGTGGCGACGGCCGCGGTGATGCTCAGGAAGGTATATTGCGCGAGGACAACCACGTAGATGGTGATGCCGGTTGCCGCGGCAATGGTGGCTGGTGATTCGACCAGCCAGTAGCGGGTCAGCCGGCCGACGAAGCCGACCAGGCCACCCACAAGAAGCAGAATGGCCCAGATGGTCACGAGCCATTCGTAACCCTCGAGTGAGTCGACTACTGTGTTCGGTGGGGTTGCCAGGGCGTAGGCCCCGCCCACAAACACGGTGGCGTAGACGATTAGGTCGAGGACACGAACGGCCGCTTCAAGGATGCGCTGACGACGGGTGATGCCCGTGTTAGTGTGCACCATGGTCTAGAGAGTGTTGAGCGCCTTGGCGATCGCGCGCCAAGTGTTCGGGCCGGGCACGCCGTCGATGGGGCCGGTGTAGCCGTATCGGGATGCCCAGCGCTGGATTGCCTTGTACGTGTTTACGCCGGGGTCGCCGTCAGCAGGGCCCGTGTAGCCCGACTCACGTGCGAGGATGCGCTGAACTGCAGCCCATGAGTTGACGCCCATGACGCCGTCGAGCGGCCCGGTGTAGCCCCCATATCGCTGGCCCCACAGCTGCATGCGCATCCAGAAGATTTCTCCCGGGATGCCATCGTCGGTGGTGGAAGTCTGAGCAATGACACCGGCAGGCGCGGAGGACACGGAGGCCGGCGTGCTGGTGCATACGTTTGCGGCCGGCAGCGGTGCCTGGTTGACCATGGACCGCGCGAGGTCCACGACACGATCGAGGTTGATGCCACCGGGGCATGCCGTTGCGTAGCTTGCACCAAATCGGGTATACACTTCGCGGTGACCGATGATGTGGTTACGGTCAAGTGGCAGGCCATACCGCTGGTGCAGGTCAACGGCCAGGAGGGCCAGCTTGTGGTATGCCGCGTCGGAGATGGTCCAGCCGGTGGTCGAGAGGTTCTCGGTCTCGACAGTAACCGACTTGCCGTCCCATTCCGCAGAGCTCAGCGACCAGGACCGCAGCTCTTCGGGCACAACACCGATGAGGTCACCGTTGCTGCGCTGGATGTAGTTGGCACTAACTTCCTTCGACCCGGTGTGCATGGCGTTTTCGGTCCAGTCACCGTTGGTCGTGGCCATGTGGTGAATGACGAAGTACTGGATGGTTCGGCCGCCGCGCGTGCCCTGGTTGGGGGTGGTGATGGATCGACTGATGAGTCCGGAGAAGCCCATAAGGTGCCTTTCTGGTTAGCTAGCGATTACAAAGCTGCCGCCTTTGCCGACGCGGACCTCAGCGAGGACGAAGCCCTCAGCCTTACCGACGTAGACAGCGACTGCTGAGAAGGTCCCTGACCGACCGACAAATGCGCCGGACAGAGTAGTGGTGGCCAGAGATGCTGACCATGGGCCTGCGCCGGCAGCATTGACACCGCGCGTGCGCATCCAGTATTTAGTACCGGGAGTGAGGCCTGAGAATGAGACGAAGCCGTTGCTGGGCACGTTGGTGACTGTGCCTTGGATGGCTGTGAAGTTCGAGTTGAGTGACCACTGGGTTTGCCAGCTGGTGATAGGTGAGCCGCCGTCGGAGCCACCAGAGAACTGGTAGACAAAGGAGGTGCTAGCCAGCTCAGTGATAGCTACTGGCGCCGGTGCGCCCGGAACTGTCGCGGTAGTGATTACGCCGGTGCCCGACCACCCCGACCAACCGGCCGCGTTGTGGGAACGGATGCGAATGTAGTAGACGGTGCCAGACGCCAGGGCAATGATGCCGTTGGGGTTGGTGTATCCGTTTGGCCCATAGTCATCCCAGGCAACGCTGGTGAAGCCGGCATCCGTGGCCCACTGCGCCTGGTCTTGGTCGATTGGCGTACCGTGGTCGCTGCCGCGGTAGTAGTCGATACCCGCAGAGTTATACTTGATCGAGCCGTTGCGAAGCGTCAGATTGTACGGTGCGTCGGCCAGGATGTTGATGTGGTCAGTAGCAAACCAGAATGCGCCAATGTCCGCGTTGCCAAAGAGTTCGTGGCCGTCGGTGTGGTACCAGGCACTAATCTGAATGTTCAGGTTACCGTTACCGTCATGAGAGATAAAGCCGGTGGTGCCTGACGCAACGAAGATGTCGTTGGAGCTACGGAAGTCGAGGGACGCGGCGTTGCCCGTGAAGGTTTGGCCGCCAACAGTTACGGACCAGGGGTACGAGTTGGCCGTCCAGGTGCTGCCAGAGCTGGTCTGCTGAGCGCGGAGCTGCCAGGCGTAACTGGAGCTGTTTCCTGACGTGTTGTCCCGGCGAACATACAGCAAGATGCGGTATGCCGGCCGATTACCAAAGTTGGCGGTTGAAGTGACGTCGTACGCCATGGGAGCTCCTTAGTTAGGGGACTTTGATCCAGACCCGGTTGGCTGCGTATGCCGGCTGAGTCGACTGCACGTAGATGCCCAGGGCCTGGAGAGCCGAGATCGCGTCGACCTGCCCGGTGCCGCCCTTGCTGATCGGGAGAACGCCCGAGACGCCGGTAGACGCGAGGTCGACCGCGGTGAGCGCCACAAAGGTCGTGCCGTCCAGCGTGTATTCCCAGCGACTGTCAGTAGTGTTCCAGCCAATCGAGAGGTGGGTGTTGGGCCGGTTCAGGGTCGGCCACGCACCTGGGGTGAAGCCCGCGTAACGTCGGACGTCAGTCAGGTTGGCGGTGGTGATAAAGAGGACGCCCGCGCCGACTGCGACGCGCGCGAGCGGTAGGTCGTAGAAGCCGCCGGTACCCCAGGACGGGCTGGGCGGTGTGGTGCTGCCCGATGTGCCCGGGAGGATAGCAGGGGCAATGGTGTTGGTCGCGTAGTCGAGGCGCAGGACTACCAGGTCGACGCGGTTGCCGGCCGACGCGGTAGCCACCGTAACGGTGGAGTCCGCGGTCATGGTCATGGCGTGGCCACGCACGTTGGCCTGGGAAGCACCGCCTACAGCCGTGACGGTCAGGACCATGGTCGAGCCATTGGCCGTGACCTTGAAGTGGTTGGTGCCTGGCGCCGCTGAAATGCCCGTGGAGAATGCAGAGCCCATGAGCGCCCCGAACTGGGCTTCAGAGATGTCCTGCGAATCGAAGGGATATGCCTGAATAGTCATGGGACCTCCTAGGTCTTGATGATGAAGGTGAGCCCGCCGTATGCGGAGGGATTCGGAAGATTGAAGGTCGTGGACCCGTCACCGGCGCCGAAGATGGTGCCGATGGTGGCGAACAGTTGGGCGTAGGTTGTACGGCTGACTGCCGCCCCAGTGGCGAAGAGGTAGCCGGCTGGACTGCTCACGCCACCGAACATGTGGACCGTGCCGGTCGGAGTGCCGACCGAGCTGGTGTCCACGTAGTTCTCAAGGCGGTCGATTCGCTGACCTTGGGTCTTGATCGCGGAGCTCACCTGGGCATCCCAGTCGTAGCCGATTGGATCACCAACAGTTGCCTGCTTGATGACTCCCGCGGAACTCACACTGACAGCAACCTGCGAGACGATAGCAGGGGCTTCCTGACCGTCGACCACAACGGTGACTTGGTCGCCCAGCCACCAGTCAATGCCAAGGCGCTGACCGGGTGCGTCGCTGGGTACGACTTTCAGCGAATGAGTGGTGGCGCCGTCGGCATTGAGGATTTCGGTGCCGGCGTTGAGCAGCTCGGTTGGGTCGTTGGTGTTGCGCTGGTCCTTGGTAACTTCCCAGTGTAGGCCCCAGGCAGTTGCTTCAGTGCCGGCTAGTGTGGATGTTACAGGCAGGACCGTGCGGGCCGCGCCTTCACCTTGGCCGAGTACCAGGATGTTGGTTGCCGAGGGTGCTGCGAATGCCAGCTGAGTGCTATCGAGGCCGCCGTTACGAATGTCCAGGCGCACCAGCGCGGACAGGTCTTGGGGGACGTTGACATCGAAGACAATGTCTGGGCCATCCTGGTAGAAGGACCAGCCAAGACCCGACTGCTGGCCAATGGTCTGGAGCAGATCGCCCAGGACATCGAAGCGTGCATTTGCCGAGGCGGTAGCACCGCGGTGGGCAGTCGTGGCAACGTTCAGCCATGCGTACTTCCGGGCAGTGAGGGCACCGGCACCCGCATTGACGTAGACAGCCTGTTTCATGACTGTCTCGCCGTCGCTGGCGTAGTTCCAGTATGCCGTGGTTTGGGCGTTTGCGGCGTGGGCCGGGTCGGGGTAGACCACAGTGGCAGCCGCCAGGATGCCGTCGTCTGCGCCCGCGATGGTCCAGGTGCCCGCCGGGTCGGTAGCATTCTGGTCAAGCGTGCAGGTGCGAGTGCGGCCAGAGTACACGCGGGACCCATCGGGCCACGTTTCCGTGATGATGATGCCAGAGCCTTTGGCTTTGAGTGCCGGCAGGAGCGGGTGCTCGTTGGGGAGCTTGAGCTCCCAGGCCCCGATGCCACGGAAGACCTGGGTAAACTTCAGGTCAAGGTAGCGGGCGGCAATCTGGCCGATGCGCACGAAGTTGCGATCGCGGACCTCGACCAGGAAGTTGGGAGCCATGGTCATTAGTAGACAACCTCTCGGCGTTCTGGGTAGATGCACTGGATAAACGAGGCGTCACCCGTGGAGCCCATTGCAATGTGAATGATCGAGGTGCCCGGGGGAAACTCGATGAAGTACGGCGCGGGCTCGAGGCTGGCATACAGGTTCGCGCCGGTCTGGTCTACGATTGACCAGCCGCCGTCAGCGAACTTGATGGTGATGACCTCGGTGTCTGTCAGGGTCCGGGTGATGGTGAAGCCGCGGCCATTCAGGGTAATCGCAGGGTTTACACCGGGACCATGAATCGTCCAGGTGGGCTGGGAGGCGACGTCGCCGATGTTGGTCACCGCGATGTCGCCCAAGGCGACGGCCGAACCAACGTGCAGGCCGGCCCAGTGAGGCAGGAACGGTTCAGAGGCCGGTGTGGGCGCGACTGTGAATGACTGGCTGGTGGCACTTGTCCAGTACGGGTCGTGGCACTTGAGGATCAGTGGCACATCGGCGTATACTTCGGGGGCGTCCCCGTACAGGCCCTCTGCGCCGCTGTCATAGGCGGCTTCGATCCAGTACGACCGGCCGTCATGGAAGTCTACGAAGACCTTGAAGGGATCATGGATAGACTGGGCCAGCAGTCGGATGGCACTCTCAATTGCAGAGCGGCCATTTGCAAACGCACGGATTGGGATG